GAAAAAAGTATTTGGAGACAGTTCGCACCCTGCATATGCGGCGGCAAAATTCGGAAGGCCGCTTGGTGCATCAACTGAAGGGTTCAACATTCTGAATCTAGACCCGTCAATTGGAACTAGGCAGCTTGGAGAGGTCAACTTCTATGATGAGATGGCTAGGCGAGCAGACATTGCAAAACAGAATTTAGACGCTGCCCTGCTATCAGGAGACAGCAGAAGTATAGGAGCAGCCAGAAGCGCCCTTCAGGGCTATGACTTTGGAAACTTTGGGGGCGGAAGCGGCGCTGGATCATCAATACAGGCAACGCTGAAGGCTGGAGGACAGGGGGTGTTTACAAGGGACACTATCGACGAGATGGTTCGTCTAGGGCTAATCTTACCTTGACTAGGCGCTCTTGAGCCTTCCCTGTGACGCCTTCAATATCAAGGTGTGCGCGGAGGGTTCCTACGTCCCAAGATGCCGGATCAGCAGTGATAACTTCAACCCACAGCGAGTGGTCAGTGATAGGTCTGTCTTTAATAGTTTTCATGCCGTGATTATAGCACAAATAACAACGCAGTTTTGAGGTAACTCATGCCAATGCCGCAATCAGCACTCAGACAGTTTGCTCCCCAGTCAGCAGAGCCTGCTGTACGCTCCTACAATCCGTTCAACCCTGCGTTCAGGGAGACGATGAGATCAGGCATCACAGACCTTCTAGGAGGTCGAGCAATGGGCGGCACTCCTTCGCAGCGATACAGGGCTGGCATGGCTGACATGCTCACGGGTGCTGTGGACTTTGTGCCAGGCGTTGGTGAGGCTGTGGGCGTGGCTGACACTGTGCAAGCTGCAAGGGGTGGGAACTACGGTACTGCTGCCATCCTTGGTGGGGCGACAGCTCTGGGGATGGTGCCTGTGGTGGGGGATGCCGCGAGTGGAGCTATAAAGAAAGCGGCCAATTTGATCAACGTGCAGGGAAAAGACATTCCAGTGCGAAGACCATCAGACAACATAAATAATGTAATGAACTCAAATTTTGAATATCCAAAAGTTATTGGTAATCAAACCCTTAACATTAACGATGTCTATGGAGGAGTTAGGTTTGATAACAATGAAACCCAAAGAGTTAAGGAGTTGTCTGGAAGAATTACTGGCGAAAATGGCTATATAAGCAGAATAATTGTTGACCAGGACAATAATGTTGTCGAGGGGCAGCACAGGTTAGAGGCGCTGCGTCAGCTAGGCGCAAGTGAAATCCCTGTTTACAAAATAGAGGATTTATCTATAACACTGCCGGTTCGTGCAATGGAAAATGCAATAAATGGTGCTGGAGTAATTCATTCAGATAATGTGAATCAGATAATGCAGTACGCATTAGAAAACATTTCAGAGTACGGAGTAGAGGGCGCGAGAGACTTTGATTTTGGAAAATTCCAAAAATACTATGACGCAGCACTAGATGTTGCCGCAACCAGCCCACTATAAGGCCCCCTCGATATGTCAAAGCGCAGCCAGATTAGCGAATCTCGCCACTTGTTGTAGATTCTCGCCAATACTGCTACATTGTACACAGGCCACCAGACCTTTTCTGGGCATCTCACCTATAAGGGCAAATTATGACGCAACCAGGCGACTACGAGTTTGATGACACTCCTGATGAGGAGCAAATTGAAACGCAGGAGGCTGAAGATCAGCCAGACGTTGAAGAAGATGTCGAGGATGATTCCGAATCGTCAGAGGATAGTGGGGAGACTCACGATAAACCTATCTTCACCGAGGCGCAGCAAAAGGTCTTCGATGACGCAATTGGAAAGAAGGTATTCAAGCTCCGTGAAAAAGAGCGAGAAGCCGAACAGCTCCGAAAGCGTTTAGAGGAACTTGAGCAGCCACAAACTCGGTCGCGGCCACAGGTACCAGCTTTGCCCGATCCGTTCGCTTTGTCCGACGAGGAATACAAGCGGCAGATCATGCATAGAGAGCAGGCACTTATATCCGCTGCTGCCTATGATGCTCAGGCGCAGATGTTGCAACGGCAGCAAATGCAATTGGCTCAGGAGGCAGAGCAAAAGCAGCAGGAAGTATTGGTTGAGAAGGTCCAAAGCTACGCTCAGAGGGCTAAAACCCTTGGAGTGAAAGCAGAGGAGCTTCAGGCAGCAGGCTCGATTGTAGGTCAGTTTGGAATTGATGATTCGCTGGTGCAGTACATCCTTGAGGATGACCACGGCCCCTTGATCACCAAGTATCTGTCCCAGAACGTCACGGAATTGGACGCACTGAGACACTTACACCCGACTATGGCTGCGGTCAGGATTGCTACTTTAATCAAGCAGAAGGCTGTAGCCCTGAAACCAAAATACACTAACGCTCCTGATCCCGTTCGACGACCGATGCCATCAAGCGCACAGGTCAAACCGAAAGGGCCGAAGGGGGCAACATTTGAATAGGTGATAAAATGCCCAGCAATAATCTTAATAGTAACGTAACCCGTAAAGTCGCCCGTGTATTCCTCGATGCTTTCGAGAACTCACGGGTGATCACAAAGACAGTTGATACCCAGCTTCTGGCTGACAAGTTCAACCCGTCATCTGGTTCCACTGTGGACTTCAAGCGTCCACACGACTACAACACCATTCGTACTTCTGGTGGTGACATCTCCGCTTCAACAAAGTCTGACATCATTGCTGGTAAAGCTACCGGTACGGTCCAGAACTACTTCACTGCTGCGACATCTTGGGGCAACCTGGAAGAAGCGATTCAGCTTGATCAACTTGAAGACATTCTGGCTCCGATGGCTCGTCGTATCGTGACTGACCTCGAACTGGACTTCGCATCCTATATGCTGAAGAACAGCTCCCTGCGTTACGGCACACACGGCACAGCAGTAGATGCTTGGTCTGATGTGGCTGGCGCTGGTGCTTTCATGGACTCAATGGGTATCAACCCAGCAAGTGAGCGTTACTACCTGATGAACCCGTTCACAACGGCAACATTGGCATCAGCTCAGTCTGGTCTGAACTCCGTTGACAGCCTGATTCGTACCGCATGGGAAAATGCCCAGATCAGCACTAACTTCGGTGGTCTGCGTGCCCTGAGCGCAACGACTCTGGCAAGCTTCACTTCAAGCTCTGGTGCGGATCGTGCTGGTACTCTGTCCTCTGCTCCTGATGCGACCTATGTAACTGCCAAAGACACAATGACCCAATCACTTGCGGTCACTGCGTTCCAAGCGAACATGGTTGTGAAGGCTGGTGAGCTGGTGACCATTGCGAACGTCAACCGTCTGAACTGCTCTACCCGTCAGCCAATGGTTAGCGCCACTGGCGGCACTGTAGCGTGGACTGGTGTTGTGACTGCTGATGTAACTCTGGGCGCGTCTGGTGAAGGCACGCTGGTAGTTGCTGGTCCCGCGATTTACGAGGCAAATGGTCAGTACAACACTGTAACTGCGGCTCCTGCTAACGGCGCTGTGATTACAATCGTGTCCGCTACTGCGACTCTGTACCAGCCAAACCTGTTCTACACTAAGCAGGCTTTCGGTCTGGGAACGGTGAAGCTGCCAAAGCTGTACTCCACTGACACTGTTGCGACTACCTCTGACGGTATGTCCATCCGTATCAGCAAGTATTCAGACGGTAACGCTAACACGCAGCAGATCAGGTTTGACTTGCTCCCGGCATACGCTTGCTTCAACCCGCTGATGGCTGGCCAGGGATTTGGTGTGGCGTAAGTAGTGATACAATGGTGGCGCATCTTCAGGGGTGCGTCACCATTTCCATCTAGGGGGAATCATGCCAAAAGCTAAAGACCCGCGATTAGAGAGAGTAGGCGTAGAGGGCTTCAACAAGCCAAAACGCACTCCGAACCATCCCACGAAATCCCATGTTGTTGTCGCTAAAGTAGGCGACCAGATCAAGACGATCCGCTTCGGCCAGCAAGGTGTAAGCGGTAGTCCAAAGCGCGAAGGCGAGTCTGAATCAGACCGCAAGCGCAGAGCTTCATTCATGGCAAGACATCGAGAGAACATCAACAAGGGCAAAATGTCAGCGGCTTGGTGGAGCTCGACCACCAAATGGGGCATAATACTCGCATTCACAAATGGTGCAATGGCGGTATATTATGCTTCCGGTTCAGGACAGTCGGGTTTCATTTAAAGCTGACAAGTGGATTTCTCAATGCGTCTGCGGCAAAGTTAGTATGTTTGCTAATAAAAATTCCGCAATAAATATGCTGAATAGAGAAAGCTGCCGGTATTGTCAAAAAGACTACAGAACGACAAAGAATGCAGATTTAAAAATTTACCGCAACGAAGATTCGAAGTGGTGCTCCAAGTGCAGCGGGTGCGGTAAAGAGCAAGCCTATACGCGCATGGATCATGCAAAACAAAGTGAGTTGCGTGATTGGCAGTGCAAAACCTGCATTTCAGCGGCCAGAGGATATCAAGACAACAAACCAGTAGGCGACAGGAATCGGCTGTTCAATAAGTTCAGCAAGTCAGCACGGAGCCGAGGAATAGATTGGCAATTGTCAGTTGATGATATGTTTGCGGGGTTTGATGGGAAGTGTGCGCTGTCTGGATGGGAAATTTCTATAGACTATCTTTGCCAAACAGCAAGCCTAGACAGAATTGACAGCACAAAGCCATATACTCCATTCAATATACAATGGGTTCACACAATGGTTAATATGTGCAAGAACAAATACGATCAAAGAAAATTCATTGAAATGTGCAAGGCAATTGCGAATAAGGAATAGTTATGAGCACAAGTATCTGGATCAAACCAAGTGGTGTAGAAGTCTCTGTAGACGAAGCAAGCGCATCTGCTGCTGAAGGTCTGGGATGGAAGCGCAAGGAATCAGTAAAGGCTGAAGAGCCAGCAAAGCGTGGAAGAAAACCAAAGCAGGGGGAATAA